GTCTACCATAGCTATGAGAGTGGAGGGGGGCCCGGGATTCCCGGATGATCCTCCTTCCACTTCCACTGAAGCTGTGTTGCAAAGCGTAAGTACGCCCGCGGTTGCGCATTCCGACAGCGCCTTTGGAGCTTTTGCTCCCCCTCCCAGAACTGGTCTTTCGAGACACGAACGGGGTTCTGTGCATCACCAGAGAGGGTACCACTACTGTTCACCAGGGCCTATTCGGCGCCAGAGATCAGCGTGTCAACGGTTTCTACCGTTCGGAACGCAGGTTTTAGGTAATGATAGGTGGAACTCAGACATGTACATTAAGAAGTTCAACTCCCTGCCCCATACGGGAATACAGGAGAAGAGCCTCGAGATGAAGATGGAGGACATGTCTGAGACGTCTGAGTCAGCGAAGCAGCATCCAGCGGCGATGTCCCAAGAGGACTTCGTCGCCTTTAACACCAAGATGCTGTCGAGTCAGGCGGAGAACCCGCTTCAGCTTCTTGTCGACGCGGTCGCACTCTTTCTCAAGAGAGACTCCTTTAAGGAGGCGGCCGTGAAGAACCTGCTCCACCTTGTGGGGGCAGGAAAGCTGAAGTCCTGGCTCAAATTCGCATTGGCCCAGCCTATGGCTGAGCTCACCAAGGGGTCCCCTCTCGAATCGGTCTATGAACCGGTCAAGCCACCAAAGGATTTACCAAAGGAGGCTTACCAGACAGAAGAAGGTGGAGTAAAACTCTACTTTCTCGATCTGTTTGGTCTTGAGGGGAAGGAGCGCATGCGTGTGCTCCAGAGGTTGACTGAGAGGCAGAAGGATAAGATAACTCCGTCTCGTCGGGCAATTGCACTATGCTTCAGCGTACTGTCGCTGAAGAATCTTGCACCGCCGCTGACGTTCCCGGAGCTGTCTGCCGCTGTCAAAGAGCATCAAGAGACGCTCACCTCTCAGGTTAATCCAAGGCTTTCGAGTCGACAGAAGGATTGCCTTCGCGAAATTGTCGATGCGGTGATACCGGAGGAGTATGTATTATTCTCCAAGCTGCCAAAAGGCACACTAACGGACAGGGCGGCTCTCTTGGAGGAGAGGGCAAAGGACGTCAGTGTTGATGAGTACAACGGAATTCCGTTTGCTACTCGCCAAAGGCAGCAGGTTCACTTGTCATCGAAACTTCGCTCCGGACATGGGCTTAAAGCCCAGGTTTCCGGACCCCACTTACAAGAATGTGGGAAAAAGGGATTTTCGGGCTACCGTGACTACGGCACGGCCCTATCCTTCGATCACCTCCACTCCATGTCCGATTCGGGCAAGCGTGTTATGCGTGATGAGGGGGAGAAACGTGTTCCGGAAGGTACGGCTGAGAAGCCGCTCCGTACACACGAAACTCTCACTCTCCGCAGAAAGCTCGCTCGGGATGAAGAGGAGGACGAACTTTTAAAACGCTACGTTGAGGAGGCCGCTACGGCGGACAACGAAGCGGAGGTGGTGGCCCTTTTGGAGCCCCTCAAAGTTCGAACGATTAGCATCGACTCAGGTGGTTTGCGGTACCTCGCATCACGGATCCAGAAATTTCTCTGGGGCCGTCTCAAGGATTGTAAGTGCTTTACTTTAACAAAAGGCACCTACGTCCAAGAGGCCGTTGATGGCATGTTCCGAAAGGGACTTGCCTTCGTTTCCGGCGATTACAAGGGTGCTACCGACTCCATTTATTCCAATGTCACTGACTACACGGTCCGGCGGATCTTTAAGAAGATCGCTTTCCCTACAGAGCTCCGTTCACACGCGGACGCCATGGCCAGGTCAGTTACCGAGGTGATTCTTAACTACACTCGGACATTGGATGGAGAAGGCATTAAGTATATTTTAGAACTGGAACGTCGGATGGTGGGTGAGGAGAACGAGCGGGTTTGTTATAACCGCAAGTTCTTCGAACGCCCTCCACCGAGCTTCTTTGAAATCTACGAACTGTTCAAGGAGACCTATCAGGTCGACCCCTGGTTCGAGATCATTGAAGTGCCTAAGGTCAAACAGACCCGAGGCCAGCTCATGGGGAACGTACTGAGCTTCCCAGTTCTTTGTATAATTAATGCCGCCGCCTACTGCCACGCCTCTCAACTCTACTTAGAGTGGGAGGTCGCAAGCGGAAGGACGCGTGAATACTATGGGGGCCTTGGGATGGCCGAAATGCTGGGAGGTCTCATGACCCCCTTAGCACCGTCCCAAAGGTCGGTCGCGGAACGGAAGAGAGACTGGGCACAATTTAGCCTTCTCACCCAATTCTGCGAGCCCGTCTTCAACAAGCTTGAGGAAGAGCACATGTATGCGGTCAAGTCCTTCAGGGACGATGGTCGCATGTATAGTAACTCCTTCACAGGCGAAGTTGAACCCCTGTTTTATAGATGGGTGAATCCGGACTATCGAGGCCCCGGGAACTTGGAAGAGCTCTTTGCTCTCCGAGTCCTCGATGCCCAGAAAACAACTTTCCAATTGCGCTTTGTGCGCGACGGGAAGGATGCCTTGTCCAATTTGCCCATCCTCGTGAATGGAGATGATATTCTCTTTCAGGCCACCAGACGATTTTACCGTGTCTGGTCTCGTGCCATCGCCCTTTACGGGCTAGAGAAATCCGTGGGAAAGAACTACTTTTCCCCACACTTCTTCACGATTAATTCACAACTGTTCATCAGTGACAAGCCCGAGTATTTTAATGAAGAGAAGGTAGGAGAGCTCATCCCAGAAGGAGATGAGTTGTCCCAGCCTGTCCGGATCACCACCATTT